AAAAGCATCTTCTTACCTCCTATAATTCTTGATATAATAGGAGATGATGGTAATCTTATAGCCAAGTACACATATGTAAACATCTATCCAAAAGGTATAGGAGATCTTAACTTTGATGGTGGACAGGTAAATCTAAATGGAGATACTTTTAAATGTGAATTTGGATTTAATGATTACACTATGGAACTTTATATGGGAGATAGAGTAGATATGACACATCCAGGACTTACTTACTAAATACATGATAACAAAAGATTTATACATTAGAGGAACAAAAGAAGATCCAATGGAACTTGAAGATAAAATTCTTGAAGATTCCACACTTGCTCTCTATATTCAACAAATTCTTATGCTCCTTGAAAATGAAAATAAGATACTTGGTGCACCTGGAATGAACTTAAATCTTGAACACTATGTTTTTGACACTAAGATATCTGCTACAAGAATAAAATCTCTTATTACTTCTGCTATTTCAGAATACTGTACACTTTCGAAGTATTATGGTACATCAGTAGAAGTAAACATTATAAAAGGAACAAATAGAGATATCTGTCTTGTAGATATCTATGTAAATAAAGATGTAAAACTTTCTTACCTTGTTAAATAATAATAATTTTTAAATATACATACTTATGGATAATATCGTTAAAGCAATTCACGAAACACATGCAGATATAACTGAACAATCTGTAATTTCATCTGCTAAATTTGTAACAGAAGAAATCTTACCTAAACTTGCAGAAGCAGGAGTTTCTCTTAGTGAGGGAAGTCTTATTTCTATTCATTCACTTTCAAGAATTTTCGAAAGTGATAATACAGGAAGAAAAGTAGCAGACATCTTGATTTGGAGTGGTATGTTCTCAGAATTTGATGCTGACAGACTTGTTTGTAAAACTATTACTGCTGTAGAAGAAACAAACGAAGAACCTGCTCCAAAAGAAGTTAAGGAGGCTCGAGAAGAAGCAAAATCTTCTGAAGTTAAAGAGGCAAAATAGTTTTGTTTTAAATACTCATGATTTATTTTGAATTTTCCCACTTATATTTTAGGTGGGAAAATTTTTATTTCTTCTTTGATAATATTAATAAAATACCTCTTATGATACCCATCTCATTATATAATGACTTTCAGAAGAAGAATGTAGAAAGTTTTACACAAAATAATACAAAGATACCACAACTTGACCTTTTACATTCTGTTATAGGACTCTGTGAAGAATTTCTTGAATATACAAATGCAACATCAGAAGAACATAAAATAGAAGAACTTGGTGATCTTCTTTTCTATCATACAGTGCTTTCCTATATGCTTGGTATAGATCCTGAGGATTTTCTTGAAGTAGAAACTTCAAATGAAATATCCAGAGATGAACTTCTTGGACAACTTCTTGGACAAACTAAGAAATATGTCTTTCATGGTAAACCTATTTACAAAACTAAATTCCAAAAATACTTAAATGTTATACTTAAAAAGTGTGATCTTTCTCTTTTTAATATAACTTATGTCATGGAGTACAACATAGATAAACTTCATAAGAGATATCCAAATGGTAGAGCAGATAATATTTTTAACAAATTACATACTTTAACACTTAATATAATATAAAAAGATTAACATGAAGCCGATTAAACTATCTGGAGTAAATCCACACAAACTTTCTACATTTCTTTCAAATTTTACAAAAACAGATATGCATACTCCTCTACTTATAACAGGAGATAAAATTGTCTGTAATGCTTCAAATCAAGCAAAAACTATAATCATTTCAGTCTCTGAAACTGGAATCTGGGAAAATAACTCAGCAGGAGATACTCCTATTCTTATTTGTACAAATACAATGCTTATTAAAAAGATTAATAAAGCACTTGCTACATTTGTAAATATTTCAGCAGAACATATAAATATTTCAATTACTCCTGAGGATTACCAGGGAGAACTTATAGGTATAAAAATGAACTTTGTAGGAGAGAAATTCTCTACTCGTATATCATCTATTGAATATGACTTTATAAACAAAATACCACCTACTGTAATGGAAAATCTGCTTACGGTAGATGGAGAAACAATTGGAGAATTTTCACTTACTTCTGAAATGCTTTATATTGTAGATAGAGTTTCTACTAAGAAAGATGATGATTACTCAGCATCTTTTTCTATTACTAAAAGAGATGACCAACTTGTACTTGCATCAGTTGGCTCAGATGATTGGGAAGTACTTGGTAAATATGATAAATTTACAAGTCAAGAGAAGTATACCACAGGACTTTTATTTACAAAAATTTTACCAAAAGGTGTAGATTACAGAGGTAAAATCTTCATGAGTTCAGTAGGAACTACACTTCTTGTCTTACAAAATGAGTCATCAACCTATATATGCCCACTTCTGACCAATGATTAAATATGAACAATTTTTGGAGGATATGTCAAAGGATCTAGATATGACAATTGAAGAACTTGAAGATAACTTTGACCAAGAATTTTTAACATCTGCTTATATCAATCAATGCAGTCAAGCACCACCCACTTTTAATTTTTCAAATCAAGTATCTGCTGATTATTACACAGAGGAGAAACTTGAACTTGAAGGTAAACTTGATATTTCTTTTCTTGAATTTAAAAGTAAAAATCCAGAGTATGAATACCTGAATACTTCAAAAAGTATAATCTATCATCCAGGAGATATCATTACTTATAAAACTAAGCCATGTACCGTGAAGACTGTGAGTACAGTTGGTATTTTTACATTCTATGGAGGATATCCAATTATTTTACCTCCACAAGTTGTACTCCTTAATAATATTAAAAAAATAAAGAATAAACATATTCCTATACTTTACTCAGAGATTAAATCTACACTTCACAATGTTTCAGAGTCTGTTTACTTTGCTACATTTTGTGATTACTTTGATATGCAGGAATCTGTCATTTACCAATATATTGATAGAGAAGATCAAGATGCCTTACTTGATGAACTTTCAATACATGTTGATGTGAGTAAAGTAAGGAAACACAGATAGATTTCTGTGGATAATATTTTTAGAAAAAATTCATGTTATCTTATTTTATTATTTGTTAAACAGAAATGCCTATGAGTACTCTTCTCATAGGCATTTCTTTTATAAATCTCTAAAATTAGTTTTTCTATTTTTCTCCTGCCGAGTAGTTTATTATACTATTTTTATTTGTGTTATCCACTCTGTAAGTACTCGCACCACTTATAACAGGTTTATAAGTTAAAAGTTCTATACCAACAGATATCGTACTTATACCACCATCTGAACTATCATAACTGAATTCTTGCCTAGATATTCCAGAAATAGACTCTGAAAGTTTTACTGTACAACCTATATTATGGATACCTTTATGTGCAATTTTAAACTTTTTAGGATAGATTAAATTTTCTATTATAGCATCTATTATTTTATACTTTGTAAGTTCTGTATCACATTTAAAACTTAAATTAAAATTCAATGTAACAGGCACAAAAGTAACTCTACTGTTACCCATTTCAATAGATGTACCAAATTCATCATGCGTAAGTATTTGATGATCTACTCTTACACCTCCACTTCCAAGCTCTGACATGTCTATATCAATACTGTCTTCCATAGTAACTGTGCCATATGGCATAGTCTTTCCAGAAGTACCATCAACTTTACCATCTAGATTTGGATACTCTGTATTTTCCATAAATAATCCTCTAAGGTAAGATTCTGATCCTACCTGTGAGTAAGAAATAGGCACTTCATAAAGTTCTTCTTCCTCCTGTAAATTCTTTGGAACACTTATCTTTATCATTCCTTGAAGTCTACCTACAAGACCTATTATACAGGTTCTTATAAATGGAGAAGTGAAAGATTTTTCTACTTTGTCAGACATAGGGAATTTTTTGTAAAAAGGTTGTTTTATGTACCATTTAATATATATAGACAAGTAAAATAATTTTGTTGTATGAACTCTCTAACTCTCCCAAAAGACTATTTGAAAGATTCAGATCAGATAGCAGGGTATTTAAATTATCAAAGACTTAACTCTCCTACAAGACTTGTAGAAGAAGTACAACTTGTAGCACCAAGATATCTGAAGGATCTTCCAGATGTATCAGTTACAGGTATTCTTTCTTATTTAAAAGATGTGGAAGATGATACACTTAAATTTATACTTTCTGAATATGAAAAATTGCACATGAATCCTGTTTATAAGGTAATAGAAAAACTTATAAACAATTATCCAGATCTTGCAACTAAACTTTATCCACTTCTTACTCTTTCTCCAAAAGATGCTAAGGATAATGTTTTACTTATGTTTTCTCAAAGTCTTGATACAAGAATACAGGCTATTATTTCTCCACTTAAATCAAGAGTTTATGATGGAGTTTATACTTCTATTCTTTCAAGACATGGTAGAATTTCTATACATCATAAGTACTATCCAACATGGAAAGACGCCGAAAATGGTACTACTTTTGTTCTTGTAGGACAGGTACTACTTTCTGTAAGAAATGGAAAGGTAAGCACAGTTTATGATTGGGAAAGTTCTGTAAGAAATATAGATTTCTTAAATCTTTGTAGAAACTTTATTAAAGTTACTTCACTTATAAGTAAAACAGAAACACTTAAAAGAACAGATGAGGGATATAAAATTTATGAGAGTTCTTTCCCTCTTGACAGTACTTATATTAAGCCATCTGTACAGAAACTTATAAGCCTTATAAATTCAGATATCGACTATATTAAATGCTCAAAGTACATCTACTCTGTTACTCTCCCAGATGGTACAGAAGTTACTGTTCTTAAAACTGGGGAAGATAGACAAACTTTTGTAGATTCAAAAACTGGAGAACAGGTAAAAATTGAAGATACTCACGCAAATGTTATAAGTTCTGAAGTAGAAAAAATAGAAGAAGCTGAACTTCTTAACGAAAGCCCATTCTCTGATGATGAAGAAAATGATGAGGTATCTAAGGAGGATAAAGACTCTGAAAATACAGAGGAGGATATCGAGAAACTTTCGGAAAGGATATCTTGGATAGAGGATAGACTCAAAACCATAGAGGAAAGTGATAATCATGTTAAAGATGATGAAGATATCAAAGATTACTACTTAAAACTTAAAGGAGAACTTTCTATCTTACAAGGTAGACTTGAAGATCTTAAAAATAAAACATCTGATAGAGAAGATATTGAAGATATAGTAATTAAAGATTCCATCTATGAATCTTATACAGATACTATGGTAGAAAGCCAAGTAAATCTACTTCTTGAAAATTCTCTTATTCTGGAAGATGAAAAACCTTATTTCCTTACTGATTATGAAAGACTTAAACTTGGACTTATATCAAGAGACAAATTCTATGAAGACTATAGTATAGAAGATAGAATTAAAGATTCTGTAAATGATACACCTTTTACAAATATAAAAAATGAAACATCTCCAAATTTTATAGTTCTCCCTGTTGAGACATTTGCACATACGGTAGTAGATCCAGAATTTAGATTTGTATATTCAAAAGAATTTGGTATTGGTCTTCATAGAAAATATGCAGGTGTGTGGTACTCTGTAAAAGAAGACATTAAAGCAGAAGAACTCTTATCTGCACCATCTTACCTTTATGGAAATATTGCTATCGAATATAGTACTTCTGAAATGAGTAAAGCACTTCAAGATTTTGGAATTATTTCTCCTGCACCAAGTACTATGTCTTTCATAAAGAATGGATATTACTTACTTACTTCTGACATCCTTGAATCTGAAACCTTGTTCGGTACAAAAGGAACAATAATTCAACATACATCAAATGGATTTGTGGATGGAAGTAAGGAGAGCGTAGATATTCCTATGCACTTACTTGGATCAAACAACTGTATTCCAATTTCTACTACTTTACTTGTAGGAAATAAGTACAGAGTTACTGACTCTAATGGAATTTCTAAGAATTTAAAACTTGTTAAACAGGGATATTCTAGCACTCTTGATATGGAATATACCTTTGTTGATGAGTTTAATGATTTTGTACAAATACCACTTGAAGATCTTGTAACTTGTCAAGTTGTTCCATTATAGAACAGCAAGTTCACTGTCAAGACTTCTTCTGATTTGATTTTCAAAGAAGTTTTCAAGTTGCTCCATAAAACTACTGTGGGTAACTAAAAGGTTCTCTTGGCATTTTCCAAGAATTTCTCTTTTAGTTACCCACAAAAGTAATTTACCTGAGTATTCAAATTTTATACCACCAAATTCACTAGTAAAAACTATATCTCCAAGAGAAAATTCTCCTGTTTTCTGTACACTTTCAGATATACCGATTATCTTTCCAACTGATTGATTTTTCTCTGTAATTTCTAGGATTAAGTTGTCTCCAAGTGGTGTAAGTTCCATATCGATTTTTTATAGAATATATATACCAATATTAAAAGATTATTCATGTCAAAGTATTTTGATACCTCACGAATTAAAGGATCTGAACTTCTCTCAGATGCTCTTACATATGTTCAACAAAAATATAATCAATATAAAGAGAGTTTTACTTATGCTTCTCCATATGGACAGATTATACTAGTACTCCACAACCTGTCCCAAATGATGTTCTATTATATTAAAGATGCTCTTAAACAGTCCAACTTTGCCACTGCCAATAGAACAACTACAATTTATGGACTTGCAGAACTTCAAGGACATACTGCTACAAGAGGTATCTCTGCTGTCGGACAAATTTCTATTACTAAAAATCCAGACAGTACTGTTCATCCAGATGCTTTACATATTCCAAATTATACTAGACTTCTTTGTGTAGATACAGGAAATCCTTATATTATAGTTCTTCCCACTTCCCATACTCACATTACTATTTCATCTCTTACGGAATCTAAATTCCATATTGTACAGGGAGAAATGGAATCACAGGTATTTACAGGTACAGGAGAAGATATTCAATCATTTACTGTGCAAGGTGGTATAAATAAGATGATAGAAAATGATAGAATTTGGATACTTGTCAATGGAATAGAATACAAAAAGGTAGACAGTCTTTATGATGCTACTTATAAAGAGCCTGTTTTCCTTGTAAAAAATGATATCTCAGGTAGAGGTATTTCTATTGTTTTTGGTACAAATTCAATGCACAGGGTCCCAAAGAAAGGTTCTGAAATTATAGTAAATTACTTAATTACAAAAGGTGCAGGAGGTAATCTTCAAGGTATTTCAAATCCTAAATTTACATGGACAGATTCTGTATTTGATTCTACTGGACAGGAGATCAATATGAATGAATATGCAATTACAAAAGTAAGTATGACACCAGAATTTGGTGCTAATTCAGAAGATCCAGAACTTACAAAAATTCTTGCTCCAAATATTTCAAGAAATTTCATAATGTATGATGAGAACAGTATCTCTTACTTCTTTAAGAAGATGAATTTCTTTAAAACAGTAAAAGTTTTTAGAGATGATACTATACAGAATAGCAACATTTATTCTGTACTTCTTCTTCCAGAACTTAAAAATAGACTTTCTGCTACTGAATCTTACTTTACAGCACCCATAAGTAAATTTGTACTTTCTCCAGATGACAGAGATAGATTACTTACAAACATTCTTGAAAGAAATATAAAAAGTACAAACATTTCTATAAATCTTTACACTCCTGTATTCGAGTATTTTTCTATGGTAATTGATATGACATTGCATCCTACATATGCAAATAAAATAGTAAGTACAGATTCTTATAAAAATAAAATACAGGAAGTTGTTGGAAGTTATCTTCTTTCTACTGAGAGAACAAATATGATACCACACAGTGATATTGTAAGAATCCTTGATGAACTTGAATTTTGTGATACAGTAAAAGTATCATTCATTCCAGAAAGAGATGATATGATAGACAGGTACGGCAATATAAAAGTAGGAGAAACAGAAGTTGCTATATGTAGAGGTGGATTTGTTACAGAGTCTGGTGTAGAGGTTACAGATACTCTTACTCCTACAAATGGATCAATC